TTCAAGACCTACTACGGTGATTCAGGTTATGGAGGTAGTGCTGGCGAAGTCGTCACCCAAACTGTTGACACAAGTGGTTTCTCTAACTCGGCCTATGTCAAGTTGACTAAAGGTACGGGTGGCGCTGGCGCTACCCCCTCAGATAATGGTGCTGGCGTTGGCGGTGACGGTGGTGACGGTTATATGTCCGTCCTATCAGACTTCTCAGGACTTACTGAAATTACATTGGACAACACATGGAAGCTTGTTGATGTCCTTTACGACGGATCTACAGACCCCGACGTTCAAATCATTGGTTCCGGTATCTTGGACGAAGGCTATGAGTACCGTTACGAGTGGACGAATTTGTTGTTAAGTACCAATACGTCGATTTTGGCAATGCTACACAGAGAAACCGCTAACGTCTGGCATGATGATGTAGTGGATCAGAGAGATTCTGGCAGTAACTTAAATTATTCTTTTGGGTATTATAACTTAATCAACCCAGAAGGAAAACATACTGACGTAGCTTATAGTCAAGCTGAGAGCGTAACTCTCCGCTATAAAGTAACAACTGCGACAGATGTTGAATCACAATGGCTAGGTATGACGTCTGCTGGAATGGCTATCGCAGTAGAAGGGACTGAGCGGATAGACCGTATAGAGTTAAAAGCTGCATCTGGAACTTTCATAGACGGAGTAGTCAAGCTTTTCAAACGGAGATCACAGCAATGACTATAATCGAATTAGTGCATGGCAAGAAAGTTATTCGTGAACTATCCCAGAGTGAGGTTGAGGAGCGAGTTGACCTAAATTACGCTGAGAAAAGAGCAAAAGAAGCTAGGTATGAGAGGAATAAAAGACTTCTCTCTTGTGACTGGACCCAAGTTCCTGACGCACCTGTAGATCAAGTTGCTTGGAGAACCTACCGACAAGAACTGCGGGATATTACTTTACAAGAGGGCTTCCCCGGTGCTATTGTTTGGCCCACACCTCCGGAGTGATAAGGACCAATGAAACATCTAATCCCGACTATAAGTCTTAGATTTATATTTTTCATTATAGTTATATTGCCAGGTTGTTCTCAAATAACAAATCCAACTTATTTCGCCGATGCTTGTCCTAAAAATGACATAGTGTGTCAAAGAAATGCTACAGCTAAGACTTTAGCAGTACTAGGTGAAAGAGAAGCAGCAATAGAACTATTGTGTTTTGACTTAAAAAAGCTAGAAAGGTTGTGTAAGAATGATACGGATATTCTTATTAGCTCTGCTAGCGTTAAGCCTCCCCGCTTACGCCCAGAGCAATGATTTTACAGGAGATCTAAATACTAACATCGAAGACAGCGCTGTAGATTCGAATAACACAACTAATAATTACAATGCAACGGGGGCGGGCAACCCTGCCCCTGTTATGACCGCAGTAAGTCCAACAGTTATGGGGGGTGGTGGGAATGACTCCTGCCTTATTCCTCAATCAACAGGTCTACAGTTAAGTATTATAGGTATCTCTGAAGGCGGGATGACACAAGATCCCGAATGTAATAGAAGAAAAGATGCACGTCTATTAGGAACACCTCAAACTATTGGTGGGCTTGGCCTACAAGTTTCAGGTATTTCCTTGATGTGTAGAGATGCACAGGTTTTTAAAGCTATGGCTTTATCAAATACACCCTGCCCCATTATGGATGTAGACTCAAATAGACTCCTTATTGGCAGAGAAGCTTTTGAAAAGTATAGAGAAAAACCTTATGTTTATATTGTAGGCTATACTAAAGACAAAAAGTTCTGGGATAGCTTGCTCGCTATAGGAAGGAAACTTATAGATGTTGAAGAAGCTCCTATTGACCGTGGTTCTCTCTCTGAGCGGTTCCGTAGCTCTAGCACAAGAGGGTCAGGACTATCTGAATAGTCTTATTAACAGTATGCAAGTAATTGATGGGCGATTAGAAATGTCTATTACACTTACTAATGGTGCTGTTGGCTACGCCTCTATCGGCGGTGTTATTGAAGACCAAGCTTTAGACGAAGCCCTTATCACTCAAGCTATGTTTATAGCTTATCAAGATGCTATGGCTAATGTTTTAGCGTATGATTATGCTATTGCACAAACTGCCCAACAGCTGTTTTCGCAAGAAGCCTCGGCAGCTATGTATAATTTAGAAATTGCAGTTGATAACTTAGTTAATGCAACTAGCGCAATTGCTATGGCTACTAATACTTTAGAAGCCGCCTCTGTGGCAGACACTAAGCCCGAACAAGTTGCTTTACAAGAAATGCTTGTCACTGAAGAATACTCTATTCAAGCAGCAGAAGTTGACGCATACAATGAAGCAGTTTCTCAAGTAGAATACTTTGCCCAACAAGCAGGTGCTTTTATGGCAGCGTCGAATAACTCTGAATTGACTGCAAGTATTGACAGCTATGCTGCTCAGGGTAACTTTATGGTTGGTACTTATACCGCTATTACTTATACTCAGAGTGTTGATGAGTTTGCTATTACTTGGGGAGACGCTGGCTTTGCTGCAGGTTGGTCTAATTATTTAACAAATGATACGAAGACAGCGGCGGATGTTTATAACGCTGGTGTTTATATTAATCAGTATGGTGTGTTGCCCTCTCAGGGGGTTAACTAATGGAAGATACTGAATTAAAAGTAGGTAGGTTTACTTTTAAAGGGTGGTACATTGCTGCTGCCCTGCCTATCTTATCCGCAATTAGCGGAACAATTTATTATGGTTATGATGTTGTAAACAGATTTTATGGTGTTGAAGAAAATATCGAGATTGTATTAGATGTTGAAAGCCGGGTTCAAACCCTTGAACAAGCTATTCAAGATAATGATGTTAGGGGGTTAAGCGAAAAGCTGGCTACACTTACTACTAATATGCAGACTATTTTATCTCAACAAACTCAATTATTAGATTTAAGATCTAAAGTAGAAAAGTCTGAAACTATCACTAATAGTATTGGCGACAAACTAGATGTCTATGATAATGAAATTGATGATATCTGGAAAGCCATGGATGAACTTTACAACAATCCTTTAAAGTGAGGCAATCATGACCGAATTTGAAAAAGCAGACATTAATGGCGATGGCACTATTGACAAAGCTGAATGGCAAAAATTAGAGTTTGAAGATCGTAGACGGCGGTTAGACGACGAAGACGCACAAAGAGATCAACAAAGAAAAATGGTTTGGTATGTTTTGTTTGGCATGTTAGGTTATCCTTTCTTTGTTGTTGCAGCTTCATTATTAAAAATTGGAGACGCAGCAGAAATTTTAGGTAGTATGGCTTCTATTTATTTCCCTGCAACTAGCCTTATTCTTGGTGCTTTCTTTGGTGCTAATGCCTATATGTCTAAGAAAGAAAGTAGAGAAGAGGATTATTAATGATTGCATTATTAGGTAGTGTTCTTGGCTTTGGTACGTCATTTTTACCACAGGTATTAGACTTCTTTAAGCAAAAACAAGATCACAAACACAAGTTAGAAGAACTAAAAATTAGAGGAGAGCTCGCCGCACAAGGTGTTGACCTTCAAGTTAAGGTCTTAGATAAGCAAGCTGAAATTGAAGAAACAAAGGCTATTTACAACTATGCTAACCCCAGTAGTGGATTTTCTGCTGGACTGGCAGCATCTGTCCGTCCTGTTATCACCTATTTGTTTTTTGCTTTATTCATGGCCACGAAAGCCGTAATTATGATTAAAGTCATGCAAGATGGCGGAGATTGGATGATGGGTGTTAATTTAATGTTTGATGCTGAAACTCAAGCATTATTTGCAGCAATTATCTCATTTTGGTTTGGTAATAGAGCCGTATCTAAGTTTATGGGGAAGAAATGAAAATTACAGCTGAACAACTCAAAGCTATGATTCCGGGTAATCAAGAAACGGAAGCTTGGGCTAAAGAACTGAATAAGGCATTTAAAAAGTATGACATTGATACTCCTGAGCGGATTGCTGGTTTTATTTCGCAAGCTGGTCATGAGAGTAATGATTTCAAAGCTTTGGAAGAAAACCTTAATTATAGTGAAAAAGCACTTAACTCTGTCTTTGGTCGTTACTTTGGTGAAGGCAAGCGTGACGCTGCGGAATATGCCCGTAATCCGGAGAAAATTGCTAACTATGTTTACATGGATGAGTATCGCTCTAAGAAAGGCGCTCTTGGTAACACCGAAGAAGGTGACGGCTGGCGGTTCCGAGGACGGGGCTTAAAACAGCTTACTGGCAGAAATAACTATACTGCTTTTGCTAAAGACTTTGATATGACAGCTGAAGAAGCTGCTAAGTGGGTTGAAACTAAAGAAGGTGCTTTGGCATCTGCCCTTTGGTTCTGGGACAAGCGAAATCTGAACAATATTGCCGATACTGGCGATGTTGCTGCGTTAACTAAAAAGATTAATGGTGGCGACATTGGTTTGAGGGATCGTAAAGAGCGTTATGCCCGCTGTATGAGTGTTCTCAACGGTACTTACAAGCCCGGTGCAGTTTCAATCCTGTTAAAAATTGGTTCTACTGGTGAAGCAGTTAAAAAGGTTCAAAGAGTCCTTAGACAAACGCCAGATGGAGTATTTGGCAAAATGACCGATAAGGCAGTCAGGGCTTGGCAAGCAGATAACGGCTTAAAAGCTGATGGCATCGTGGGTCCAAAAACCTACAAACGCATGACACGATAAAATACCTGACGTTTAAGAATAAAGAGACAGACTGGCACATCGCATCTTTCTGAAAGTCTCTTAAAAGGGAGGGCTGCGGTCCTCCCTAATAATACCTGACGTTTAAGAATAACCCCTGGGTTTATTAGGGTATTTAATTGTAATTATGTATTATTATAAATATATACTCTAATAAGAGGAAAAATATAAATATGGCACAGTTAACTAAACCAACAAAGAGTATGAAGACTTCTGTAGCTGATCCCAGTGATAGCTATGAGTCTCTAAAGCCTTTATGGAAAAAGTCTAGAGCTGTTCTTCAAGGACAAGATAACGTTAAAGCTCATGATGAATTTATTGAGTATGACTATACTAATATTCTGATTCCTTTCTCTCCTTCTATGACTCAGAAGCAATATGACTTCTATAAAGCAGAAGCAGAACTCCCAGGATTAACTGCACAGTATTGTAAAGTTCTTATTAGTGCTTTGCTACGTAAAGACTCTCATCTTAAACTACCAGAAGAACTTCCTGAAGAAGCTTATGATTGGATTAAGACTAACTTTACTCTTGATGGTTTGTCTTTGTTTAACTTCCTTGATAATTCTTTGTGGGAAGAACTTCAAACTTCTAGAGCATGGGTTTATGTTGATTATCCTGAGCTTACTGAGGAGCAGTATGACATGCTGACTCCTGAAGAAAGAGCAATGATCAATCCTTATCCTGTTCTTATGGAAGCGGAAAGTGTTATCAACATTCAAACAGATGTACATCCTCTTACTCGTAGAAAGATGTTGTCTCGCTTTATTACTCGTTTCTATAAGAAGCGTTATAAAGAAAGTAATCCTTGGCACGCTAACTATGTAGATTGTGTTGCTGATCATTATCTTGATGAACAGGGTAAACTTGTTATTGATTACTACGAAAATGAAAATAGCAATAATCAAGTTAAAGTTCTTAATGGTGACGCACGAACTGATTACGAAGATGGGTTCTCAAAAGACTTTACGTTAGTTAATACAGTTTACCCAACTATGTTTGGTGAAAGACTTAACAGAATTCCCGCTTGGCCTCTTAATGGTCAGTATGACCCTGTAGAGCCTGTTCTGATGCCTCTTGTTGATAGAGAAATCTCTTTGTATAACAAGACATCAAGACGTAACCACTTGCTCTATGGCGCAGCTACTTATACACCTGTTGTACAGTCTGACATGACTGATGAAGAGTTTGAGAACATTGTAAATGCGGGTCTTGGCACTTGGCTTCGTGTACGTAAGGATGAGAGTATTAGCGTACTGGAAACACCTACTGCAGCACTTTCAGATATGGATAGAGCTATTGAAGCTACTGTTGAAGAGATGGCTAAGATGGGTATCCGTATGTTATCGCCTGAGCAGGCCGCTTCTGGCGTAGCGTTGGAAATCCGCAATGCCTCCCAAACAGCACAGCTTGGTACGCTTAACGCTAAAGTCTCCGGCACTATGAGAGAAGTTATTGCTTTTATGCTTAACTGGAAATATGGTACAGAATATACCAGCATGGATGTAGAATTCCAGATGTCTAGTGACTTTGCACCTATGGTTGGTGGTGAAGGTGCTATGCGTCTTGTTTCAGAATGGTACCAAACGGGTATTATTAGCCGTAATACCTTTGTTAATATCGCAAAATATAATGACTATTTACCTGCTGACTATAGTGATGAAGAGGCGGTTCAAGAAATTCAAACTGATCCTCTAGTCACAAGCCCAGCACAGGCTGCAAATGAACCTCAAATTTTAGAGTAACATTTAACTACTCAGGAGAGTACTAGATGACTGTAAATGATAAACTTTTTGATCGTATTGTTGATCATATGACTGATGTTAGGCTCTATGAAGAAAGCGTCCAAGTTCAAAATAGACGAATTATTCGGCGACATAGAGCAAATATCAAATCCCTACTGCAGAGAGATATCCGAGCGGATTTAACCCCAGAAGTTAGCCGCTTTGGAACAGAACTTCTATCTCATAAAAGAAATACTCTTTTAGAATTTTCTACTTCTCAACTAGACTTTCATAGTGATAACTTGCACAGAGAAGTTTCACGTTTTTTTGAAGTAAAAAAACCTAAAACAAGAGAACTTCTGGCGCAAATTACAGGGCCAAACATTAAAGGCCCTTCTGATCTTACTACTAATATCAGAAATGTTTCCGCAGGAGAACTTGTTAGAATACAAAGTAAAGTTCGGCTCGGGCTTGCAAGAGGGAAGAGTCAAAAAGAAATAATTGCAGACGTCTTAAAAACTACTAAGATTACAGAGTATCAGGCGAGAGCTTTGACTAGAACCGCTATCACCTCTACTCAGACAGCAGCATTGAAAAAAGTTGCTGAAGACAATAGAGATATTGTAAAAGGTTTTATGTTTACAGCCATTCTAGATGCTAGAACAAGTCCCATTTGTTCATATCATAATGGTAAAGTTTATGATATTGATGATAGGCGCTTTATTCCTCCATTACATTGGAATTGTCGAAGCAGTATTGTTCCTGTTCTCAAAAGCAAAGAAGAGATGGAGCAAGTAGCTACAAATAATATTGCTGTATTTGGGGAAAAGCATACAAAATCAAATGTTCTAGCTGTAGAGAAAAGAATAGAAGCCTATAAGCCTAAATATGTTTATCATGAATTTTACGAAGACGCAGAAACAATTGCTTGGGCAAAGAAAAATGGATTTATTCTTAAAAAGGGTGATTTAAGCTATGCTGAAAAGCAAGCTCTTATTAAGAAATACGGAGGCGCTACTGAACAGTTTCAAAGAGACCGGGAAGCGTTTATGTATAGACAGATTCAGTCGGCAGATAAAACTGTAAGAAATGCTTTTCTTATGGGAAATGATCATGCCTTTGATCCTGACTCTATTATCTTTAAGGATAAGTCTATTGGTAAAACAGACTTTACAGGTAAGTTTTTTCCTGCAAGAACTAGAATTAAGAAGGATAAGCTTGCATTAGTCGATACTAAGATGTTTAACGGGGTTCCTTCAATTATACAAAGTTTTAATGAATGGCTAAAGCGCCAATCATTTGCTGTACAAGTAAAGCTTCTTGGAAATGAAGAGAGAGCAAAGCTTTTTAGAGGCGGTGCAATTGACGCTAGAGAATTTGTTACACCAACAGGTACTGCAATTGGAATACAAACTCTAAGACGAAGAGCTGCCGAAATTACTTCTATCTTTAAACCTAGACAAAGAATAAGAGATGAAGAAGTTAGATTATCTGTAAGCAGACCCTCTGATCTGACAAGAAGCCCAAAGAACAAAGAAGCGTTAAGGAATATGTTCCTTTTAGACTCTGATGATTACACTAAAACGCTATCTTTGACTGATTATAAAGGCACTTCCTTAGTTGGGAAAACAGCGTCTAGACGTAGAGTTGGTAATGAGTTTGATGAAAGAAATTTCAGCGCAGATCCATTAACTGGCGAAATTAAAAATAATAATCTATATGATCCTGATTTTAACCTGTATCAGGAACGACTAGATTTTATGAGAAATTCAAAAACACTTCGTCCTGATGACAAAGAGTTTATTGAGAGTTTAGTAGCCAGTTTAGATGATAAGGTTTCAGTCAACCAACAAACAGTAATAGTTGAAAATCTCAGAGTAGTATTCGAAAGATTCTATAATGACAAGCGGCTATGGGAGGACTTTTCTTCTGTTGTTAGAGCAGAAAATAGATTTGCTGTTCAAAACGTATCACGACTTCTTGACGTAAGATCAAGAAAAAGATCTGAGATGTTTGTTAGTTACTTATCCAAAGATACTCCTCAAGTTCAGATTTTGGGTAAGTATTATAACTTCCAAGAGCTTCAAGATAATTTGCTCAAAGATCAAAGATTTATTGATGCTTGGCGTCGAACAGAAGGTAAAAAATTAGCTCAAAAATTATACTTTACAGGCAGAGCGCCTTTGAGAGTTTATTTTAGAAAGTTAATTGATAAGTATCCTACAAGAGAAAAACTTATTAAGCGGCTGTTAAAAGACACTGGTTTTGATAAGGCGTATAAACTTTATAAATCTACCTTTGATAGAGAGCCGACGGATAGCTGGATTACAAGAATATATTCTAAAAAAAGAGAAGTTATTCGGAGTATTCTAGACTATGAGTTTGCAGTTATTTCTAAAAGACCTAAGTCATCTTTAGTGGATGAAAAGGCTCTAGATAATATAACTAAAATTGCTAAACTAATTGCATCAGGCCAGTCTACAGATTATGATACCCTTGCCATTAATATTGGTAAGCAGTTTTCTAAAGATTTTGAGAATTTAGTACCTTTTACAAAACATAACTTAGCAGACTACCATAAAGAAGGTTCTATTATCCTTCAATACATGGTGGACAATGGTTACATTAAAGTACAGTTTAGAGGTAAAACCCGACGAGGGGTTATTGATCTAGAAACCGGAAGAGCTTCCGGTGGCTGGGCTGATACTATCTCTCGGGAAGTAATTGTAGTTGATAAAAACTTAATAAAGCTACAAGAAGCTGAACGCCGAGTTACTATTGCAAGACGCTTAGGTAATACTAACGAAAGAGATCGTCTATATGTAAAAGCTGGTAAAAAGACATACATAGATGCTAGAGGTAATGATACAGGAATACCTATTATTTCTAGAGACAAATTCGCTGATTATGACGAAAAACAGATTGATAGAGAAATGGCAGAAATGCTAAATCATGTCATGGATGTTGAATATCAGGTAGATGCTGAATTTGCTACTTTTATGGATGATGTTGTTAGGTTTAGAGACCCAAGAGGTAACACTAAATACTATGATAGCATTAATGAATTTAGGCATGAAATTTTAAACCGAGGTGAACAGGGCTATGGCCTTATGTCAACGGTTAAGTATCATGTTCAAAGAGGAAAGTCTTTTAGAACAAATGCTTTTATTGACTCTAGAGGTCGTGTCTATCACAGAGGTTATCTCACCCCAACAGGTGGTGAAGTTGTTAGACCTTTCTTAAATTCGGGTCGAGCAGTTTATATGTCAGAAGAAGCCTTAGATGAACTTAAGATTCAGATTGGCGCAATGATTGGCCCAGGAACAGAAGCTCTAACTCAGTACGGACGAAGAGAAATCTTTAGAAGACATGAGAAAGACCTAATTAAACTTGGGGAAATTCTTCAATCTACTACTCAAAGAGACAGAAGAATTAGAGAATTCCTTGAACACCCTCTAATTAAGAACCTTGAGGGTGCTGAAGTTCCAAAAATGACTAGAATGGCTTTAGAATATAAACGTATTGATGATCATTTAAAATCAGGACGGCCTATTGAGAGCTATAGAACTAGATTAATGATTGAAAATGATGCTAGTTCTTCTGGGGCACAAATCATCGCATTGTCTACTGGTGATAGGTCTATCGCACAAGCGTCTAATGTTCTTGCTACTAAACAAAAGAACAGACTGTATGACCTTGTTGCAATGGATACAGTGAATGATCCAGAGTTCTTAAAAAACCCTGCATTAAGAGACGCTGGGTTAACTTGGGAGGATTTGGCTAAAGCCGCTAAGGCTCAAAACATGGTTTCATTTTATGGGGCGGGAGCTGCAACTAAAACTGCTAATGTGGCTAATAAGTTTGCTAAAGTTCTTGAAGAAAAGGGTTTTATCACAATTACTAAAGAAGAATTAAATTCTCAGCTTAGAATAATTGATGGTAAAATTAAAGTGGCTAATCGTCTTGGAGCTACAGCAACTGAAGCAGAGTTAGTTTCATTTAGAAAAGAACTTGTTGAACTTGTAAACAAGAGTCAACCTGCTGGAAGAACCTTGCTTAAAGACGCCCAAGACATTCACCCTGATGTTGCTGATTTTGTATTTAAAATGAGCAGTTCTCGTAAAGGTATTATTGGTCCTAAAGATTTTTCAGAAATCTCTAGGATTATGAGTAAAAACATGTCAGCTAGAGCGCCTGTTACAGATAATTTTATTAATTTCTGGAAAAAGGCGGCAGTAACTTATGTCAATGAAACTCAAAAAGTAGATATTCCTTGGGTTACTTTTGACGGAAAAATTATGACTCAGAGGTATCGGCCTAAGATTCAAGAAAGAATAGAATTTAGAGACCCTGCAAGTGGGCGTAGAATTGCTAACATTTACGAAGATGCAGCAGAAGACGGAAAGCTACTTGGGAAAGGCTCTCTAAATGATGCAAGAATTGGTCTTGGAGTTAACGGAAATCACAGCAATGATGCTGTATTAGTCCGTAGATTTCATTTGTGGGGGCGGAAAAATAACGTACCTACTGCCACAATCCATGACGCTTTTTTCACTAATATTGGTGATGCAAGGCGATCTAAAGACGCACTAAGAACCATCTATGCAGATGCTCTTGGTGGTGACACTATAAGGAAGACTCTAAGAGAGATGAGACGTCAAGGTCTCTCTAGATCATCTTATAATGAGCTTCTAAAAGAGGCAACTGATTTAGGTCTTATTGATCCTAATAATAAAATTACAAGAGAAGACATACTATCTCCCTTTAAAACTGGGGAGGATTGGTATGGCATTGGTCCATAGTTATTTGTAATAGCCTATGCGACTTTATTTAACGTGTCTGTGACACATAAAAAAATAACTCAAGCTGTGCTTGAAAGGATATAATTATGAGTGAAGAAAATAAAATCGAAAATGAAGTAAATGAAACTGAAACCGAAGAATCTGTTCAAGAAGAAGAAGAAACACAACAAACTTCTTCAGAAGAAGTAGATGATCCGGTTGAAAAAGCGGTTCAAGAAAGACTTGCTCAAATGAAGTCTAACATGGATCGTATGGTAAAAGAACGTGATGAGGCTCTTAAGAAAGCAGCTGAAATCGAACAAAAACAAAAACAAGAACAGATTAAGCGACTTGAAGAAGAAGGTAAACTTCAAGAAGCCCTTGAGATGAAACTTGCAGAAGCTCAGGCAAAGCTCAAAGTGTTTGAAGAAGAAAATACTAAGCTTAACCGGGACAATGTAGTTAATTCTGCTCTTGGTGCTTTAGACTTTAGAAATGATCGTTCTCGCCAAATGGCTTACCGTGATATCGTTGAGCAACTAGTTCAAGATGAACAAGGTTCATGGGTTCACCAGTCAGGCACAACCATTCAAGATTTTATTAAAGCTTACTCAACGAGTGAAGATAATTCATTTTTGTTTAGAGTGAAGACTAATTCTGGCTCTGGTGCAGACAAGCCTGCGGGCACTGCTAATACTGACGGCCAGAAGTCAATCTCTCAAATGACAACACAAGAAATTCTAAATGCGGCTGCTAAAGGCCAATTAGGAAATTATAATATTTAGAATATTAAAGGAAAATAGAAATGGCTATTACAAATACTGACTTTCAGAATATTGCCCTTGCAATCTCGGCTTATTCGGATGAAGCTTACACCAATGCTAAGAAACTGAACAGCACTGGTATCGTTGCAGCTGACCAGAACATCAACCCGACTGGCGAATCGTTTATCGGTCAGTTCCGTTGGTACAAGCCTCTGTCGGCAAACGTCAATGTTGCATCGCTGTCGTCTGCAACTGACGGTACGTACACCACCATCGCAACCGATGTAGCTGACTACGTGAAGACCCTGCGCACCTTCGGTGCCGAGCAGGTGAACATGCAGGAAGTCGTGTCGAAGCAAGATGGTCTGGCCAAGATTGCTCGTGACTTTGCTGAAGTTCGTGCTCAAGACGAGCATGACGCTCTGCTGTCGGTTCTGAAGGGTGTTTCGCTGTACGAAACTACTTTGGGTGACGCAGGTGGTACTGGTAACGGTGGTATCATTGATTTTGACACCGACGCCGATGCTTCTGCAACTGGCTTCTTTGTTGACGTTAACGCTGCTGGCCTGCATGGTGCGGCTGCAACTGGTGCTTCGGACGAGCGTAAGCTGTTTGACTCGACTGCTATTGGTGCTGCTCGTGGTGAGCGTCTGTTCCGTTCGATCGGCGCTGCTTTCAAAGACCATGAGCCTGACTTCATGTATCTGGTTACTTCGCCTGAGCAAATGGCTGAAATGCGTGCTGCTAACTTGGTTGACGA